GAATTGTTTTACAATTTAGACACTTATTCTTTTTCATTACAACACCTCATCAGGGTCAAAGTTAGCAACAGGGATAAAGACATCTTCCATATTTTCGGAAGCCAATTCATCTAGCATAGATTGATATTCATCAGCTAGTTCAGACCAACGGTCATTAGTTTTATCAAATGAGTATGACATTATTCTGCCACCTTTCCTGTGCAGTAGATACCTGAATCGGTAGCCATCCATGTAGATAGCGGGCTACCTCGCCAATAGCGGATAGTCTTGCCACATGAGCAAGTTGTAGATTCTCCAACCTTGTAACCAGATTGAGCGGGGAAGTGTAGTTTCATTTTCATTTAAGTTCTCCTTTCAAGAGACTTTCGTTTGATTGGGTTTCTCCCTTTCAATAAGATAAATATAGCAGGGGGGTCTGACATTATCAACTCCAAAATGCATACAAATCGGACATCTTTTAAAAATAGTTTGTGAGATAGGTCACAATTCTGCCAGACATATCTGGCAATTCGGACATTTCGGGCGCACTATTTTTTTTTGATTTTCAGTTTCAAACGTGAATCATGCATCATAAAAATCCATTAACATTTTGACCAAATATGGTTTCACGTGAAACGGGCGGGAATTAGAGATCTAGATCAATATCTGTAATATCGTAGTCAGAATAAAAATTTTGAGCAATTCTGCGTGTCAAAACATAATAAAGAACTTGGCGGGATGTAGAAAGATCAGCAAAATCATAAGAATCAAGATACTCTAATGCAATTTTGGCATCATCTTCATCAATAACATGCTTTCCAGCTAGTGGAGATGCAGAAATTTTATCAAAAACCTTATTTACAATGCTCAAATCTCTTAAAATTTTGTCGGGAGTCCAAGAATCTTCTCCTCTATCTTTTTTTGCTGGAAAAATATGGCACGGGGAGATAGCAAAAGATCCTTTTGTCCAATGTACTTGAGGAAATTTAGTCCTAATATAAGATTCTTCTTCTTCAAACCATTCTATAAGGCGTAAAACCTTAAAATTTTCATTTTTGATGGCATTTTTCCATCTAGAATCAGCAATTGACTGTTTTCCATTGCGATTTCTTGATTGAGACATATAAGGAAGGCGGGAAATCAGATCAGAAGGAGCTATATTCTTACCATTATAAGACTTTCTCTCTATCTGGTAATCAATTTCATCAATAGCGGACCTTTTGGGACGCTTTTTCTGTAAAATAGTCAATTCATCTTCTGTAAATCCAAAAAGTAGCTCTGTATGTCTATAATGGGCTTCTAAACCAGATCTTAAACTATCTATAGAAGCAGCGGGAATGGTAAAAGTATACTTCCCAGTATAAATGTGACATAGATCATCTTTTATATCATAATCTATATTGTGACATATATCACTAATTGATTGTCTATGCATCTTCTTCATCTACATCAAAAGTAAAAGATGGGGCGGGAGCCAGAACAGTTCCTTGTTCGTGCAAAGAGCTAAGTCCCTTAGCATCTGCACCTAGCTTATCTGCAATAATAGCTAACATATCATAATTACGCATAGACTGTATATACAATGCCCCTAGCAATTCTCTTATATTCTCCAATATGGCACTATCTAAATCTTCTCCTAGATTACCCATTATCTACCCCGCCACATTCTAATAGCTATAAATAAGGCTATAAAGGTAAATAGGACGCTGTATTTACTCACCTATAATCTCCTTTGTAATATGATCCCACTTATTGCCTTCCATTCCCGCCGAATTGTTGATCACCAAATCTCCATCATCATTGCTTATAGTATACAGCCAAGGTTTGGGATTATCTAAATCTACTTTGCCTACTAGGACATCCTGATATGTGATCTCTATCACAAAATTGTCCATATCTGGCTCTTGTGCCTCTATATAGGCTCTTTCAAGATATATCTTGGCCATGCTCAACATTTCCTAAAAGTGGATAATCTTCATCCATCATATTATTGAATTCTTCTGAGCCTACCCAAAATATATTACCCAATACTCGCCATGCAAAGTTTTTGCCATTTGCGAGTGCATCTGATATTGCCCAGGATAATACTTCTGAATCCAGTTTCCGACCCGCCTCAATCAGCATCGTATATTCAACTCCTCTTATCGTGCGAGTTGTAAATATAGAATTTGATCTTGATGGTTTAAATGATTCTGGAATTTGCTCATTTGTCAGCCAATCACACTGAAATATCTTACATGGGCTTACAGGTCTATCCTCATAGCTCCCGCAGCCTTCTCCGACTTTAACGAAAGGACATGGAACAATTTTTCCATCATCCTGCATACCCATGAAATTGCCCTTTATATCTGCCCTTAAATGCCCTTCACAGCATTTTGTACAGCCTTCACAGCTTCTTCCATTTACAACAGGTAAAAATTCCATTTCTTACTTTCGGCTCACTGATAAATTAAACGTTCAGCCAAATCACCAGGGGTTACAGTATGGTCAGGAGTACCTGTTAAATCCACTCCAGAGTCCCTGTAAGCCAATGAAACCAGTTCCGAGCAGATCAGTCCGTGCTTCATTGCCAGACGCTCTAAGAGGCGGGTATTTGCCAAGAATTTAAGTCCAAGAATTCTAAGGAGTATATTTCCAATATCCAAGAATCCATATGGCTGCCCTACAAAATGATGAGCAGTAGCAACTATCTTGCCACGTGTGGTATCATCAATGCCTTCATGCTGATTCCAGGCAATTTTGGGATATTGATTTGCAAGAGATATGACTACTCCTGTCGGACGAGCCTCAATTATTTGCCCGTCTCCGATATATATGAATGCATGATTCCATCTTGAAATTGTTCCAAACTGAATTAACTTTGCAGCCCATCCAGTTGTTCTAACAACTCCGTAGTCTCCAGGTTTTGGTTGATATCCCATTCATTTATCCTTTTCATCTCATTAATAATATTTTGATAAAGCTGTAAGCCAGCAATTTGCTTATACCCACATGCTGTACAGTATAACACGATTTTGGTATCTTCTTCTTTGTGCATAAGCCAGTACAGAGCCTTTTGGAACTGTCCCGTCTCATCGTAGTGATCTGGACAGGCGAGAGGTGTTACCCTGCCCGCCTGTGCCAAATTGTAGTATTTTGAAAAGACTTGAATTAGCATGCTAGTGCTATGTTCGCTTTCTTAAATACAGATTGTACGTATTCAAGAACTGTTGGATTGCCAGGCATTGGTCGTGACCAGCTTTTGACATTCCAAGCTCTTGATGGAGACAAGTGTGCAGCTACAGCCTGTGCCCAGGTTCCGTAGTGCTTATAAGACCATTGCAACTCTGAAACAATTTTAGCGTCTTGTACCCACGCAGGAGCCTTACAAGGATTTTTGTATCCCATAAAGTTTCCCCACGTACTAGGCATGTATTGGTAAGCCCCACATGCACTGCTTGAATAAGAATGACGAGTGTACGCACCAATGCCACCAGTTTCCTGTGACTTAATAGCGTTCGCCAGTCTTGATATGATTACCCGCTTGTCTACTCTTGATATTGAATTTAGCTTTAAGCTATATGCGGGCATTAAAAAATTGCTTCTAGTAGTACGATCATTAATTAAATAAAGAGTTTTCTTTTTTATCTTTACTTTATTATTAATATATTTAATATATATAGTATCTTTAATATTAACTAAATTACTATATTTATTAATATATAATATATTACTATTATACACAATATTTCCTGCCGTTAATGCATTTGCTGCATTATTTCCAGTAATAAATAGTGTGAGAATTGTCACACATACCATTAACCACGTTGTTCTCATCCTTGTTTTGTTCTCATTGTTCATTTTGAACCTCCTTCAGGAAAGAGTAGTAAAATCTATCGTACCATGATACAATAAGAAAAACAAGCGGAACGGGAAATAATTGAAGGTTTCATGGACTGGTGCACCTGAGCATATGGATAGAAATGTGGGATATGGAGAAGCTTCCTACCATATTTTTAAACAATTAAACAATGCAGGCATAGAATGTCTAGTTAAATCAAAAGAACCAAATATTGGAATTTCATTTATTCAGCCTAATAAGTATACCTTTGGCGTAGATCAATATAAAATTGGTTATACACCTTGGGAATCAACTGAAGTATTTCCTAGTTGGAAGAAGCCATTAAATAATTTAATTGATGAACTTTGGACAACATCTGAATGGTGTGCTAATGTATTTTCTAAACATACTAATAAACCTATCTTTGTTTATGAGCATGGAATATTGGATGATTGGGTTCCTAAGAAGAGAGAACTCAATCCCTCCCGCCCTTTTAGATTTTTGCATATTGGAGAACCATTTTTTAGAAAAGATGGTCAGTCAGTAGTTGATGCTTTTATTAGCGTATTTGGTGATGATCCAAATTACGAATTGGTGCTGAAATGCACTGGAATGAATACTACTAGAATTTTTGATAAAGAGACGGGGCATGTAAAAGGTTCCCCTGGAGCTTTTTATAAAAACATTATAACTATTGAATCTATGTTATCTCCAGAGCAAATAAATGGTTTGTATGATTTATGTGATGTGCTTGTTTATCCAAGTTGGGGTGAAGGATTTGGATTTAATCCATTACAAGCTATGGCAAAAGGAATACCTGCAATATCAACTCATGATTGGGCCCCCTATGCAAGATATATTACTGCTCCAATAGATTCAACTATAGTTTCATCCCCTTGGCCTACAACACATCCAGGTATGATGATGAAGCCAGATTATTCTCAGCTGAAATTTTATATGAAAAATATTACTGAAAACTATGAAACATATAGTGACATAGCTTACAAAAATTCATTTTTGATTCACAAAGATTACAACTGGGAAAAAGTTTCTAAACCAGCTATCCAAAGGCTCAAAAAAATTCAAAAGTCCAATTTTTAAAAAAATACTGTGGTACACTTAATCTCTAAATCTAAAAAATCCAAGGAGCAACATGTCTAATACAATTGAAAACCCATATGAAAACTTTATTGCACTCTCTCGCTACGCCCGTTGGCTAGAAGATGAGAATCGCAGAGAGACATGGGGTGAAACTGTAGACCGTTACTTTAAGTTTATGGTTATTCAATTGCGTGAGAAACATGGATATGTTCCAGATGATAAGATTCTTGCAGAACTTCGTGATGCTGTGTTTAACAGAAATGTTATGCCATCAATGCGTTCTGTTATGACAGCAGGTGCAGCTCTTGAGCGTGAGAATGTTTCTGGATACAACTGTGCATTTCTTCCTGTAGATAATGCTCGTTCATTTGATGAAGCAATGTATATTCTTATGTGCGGCACTGGTGTTGGATTCTCTGTTGAGTATAAGTACATCAACAAACTCCCGTCCCTTCCTGAAACACTTGAGAAGTCATCAACTACAGTTATTGTTGGAGATTCAAAAGAAGGTTGGGCAAAAGCTTATCGTGAGTTGTTAGGTCTTTTGTGGGCAGGTCAGATTCCACAGATTGATATTAGCAAAGTTCGTCCATCAGGTGCTCGTCTAAAGACAATGGGCGGAAGATCATCTGGTCCACAACCACTAGTTAATCTATTTGATTTTACAATTCAAGTATTTAAAGGTGCTCTTGGTCGTCAGTTAAAGCCAATTGAAGCACACGATATTATGTGTAAGATTGGTGAAGTAGTTGTAGTAGGCGGAGTCCGTCGTTCTGCAATGATTTCACTTTCTAACATTAATGATATTGAAATGGCACAGGCAAAGGCTGGTAATTGGTGGGAGAAGAACTCTCAACGTGCTTTGTCAAATAACTCTGTAGCATATTCT